CGTAGCAATTGCAAAAAATCGCATTCGACCGCTACAATTCCACGCAAATTGCCATTAATTTAACCGATGACGGCGTGCCACTTGTGCCGTTTGGGCAGGGATTTGTGTCGATGTCAGCACCTACAAAACAGTTTGAGTTGCTATGTCGACAAGGCAAAATCTACCACGATGGAGACCCGATTCTGCGCTGGGCACTGTCCAATGTAGCCATTCGCACCGACCCAGCAGGCAACATCAAGGTGGACAAGCAAAAGAGCGAGGGCAAAATCGACCCCATCGTCGCGGCAATCATGGCAATAGGCGAGCACATGAAGGCCAAACCAGACGAGGCGTATGAGCTCGAAATCATTTCTCTGTAATCTCGTAAATTGCGCCCAATGGCGACTCTTAAAGACCGCGTGCAAGCCCTTTTCCGCTACCGAGTGGGCAAATATGATGCAAATGCAATCCCGCAGGAGCTGGGCATTTACGGCCAAACGATTTCGGGCGCAAACGTGAACGAGCAGTCGGCGCTCGCCATCTCGACGGTGTACGCTTGCACGTACAAAATCGCGTCAACGCTGGCTTCGCTCAACCTTGAGGTCTACCAAAAGAGCGGGCGCAACATTGACCCAGCCGACAACCATCCAGCATACGGCGTCATCAAGGACACGCCGAACGAGATGATGACGGCGTACGAGTTTTGGGAGACCATCATCAGCCACGCAGTCCTGAACGGCTGCGGTTACGCCATCATCGAGCGCGACGGCAGCGGATACGCGCGCCGAATGCTCATTGCCGACTACTACGACGTGGATCGGATGCCGACCGAGACAGAGGAGGGATACATCTACCGCGTTCGTGATTACGGCATGGTTCAACCCGAGAACATGCTGGAGATTTGCAACCTTCAGCGCAAGTCGCCCATCCGCCTGCACCGCGAAAATCTCGGCCTTGCCAAGTCCGCGCAGGATTTCGGCGCCATGTACTTCGGCAGTGACGGCCAAATGACGGGCATCCTCAGCAGCGACCAACCGCTGAAGAAGGAGCAGATGGAGGTAATCCAGAGCAGTTGGAACAAGGAAAGCGGCAAGGCTGGCACGAAGCTGTTGCCGTTTGGATTCAAGTATAACCGCATTTCAATCAGCCCTGATGAAGCACAGTTCATTGAGACACGCAAGTTTCAAGCTGAGGAAATCTGCCGCATATTTAGCGTTCCACCTGCGTTGGTACAGCTTGAGTCGCAGACTACTTACAACAATGTGGAACAGCAGAATCTCATGTTCGCGCGCCACACAATCAGCCCGTGGGCAAAGCGAATCGAGCAGGAAATCGACCGCAAGCTCCTAATGGCAAACGAGCGGCCACGCATCTACAGCAAGTTCAACCTCAACGACTTGTTCCGTGGTGATATGCAAGCCCGCGCGACGTTCTACCGTGAGATGACACAAATCGGCGCGCTCAGCATCAACGAGGTGCGCATGAAAGAAGAGCTCAACCCAGTGGCTGGCGGCGATACGCACACCGTCCAAGAGAATCAAATCGCGCTTGACCGCCTTGAGGCATACAGCGACAAAATTTCAAGCAATGAAACAACAGGAAATATCTAAGCAAGACGCCGAGATTCGCAAGCACTACGGCGAAGACGTCGAGGTGCGGACGATGGAGGTGCGCGCGGCAGGCGATGCCGACGAGATGCGCATCCAAGGGTACGCTGCCGTCTTCAACCAAGAGACCGACCTCGGTTTTTTCCGTGAGATGATTTCGGAAGGCGCATTCGATGACGTCATGGAGGACGATGTTCGGTTGCTGCTGAACCACGACGGCGCGCCGATGGCACGGACGACGAACGGCAGCTTGACCCTCGCAACCGACGAAACAGGGCTGATGTACGAGGCGGTTCTCAACGACACGCAGCACAGCCGTGACCTGTACAAGATGATCAAGCGCGGCGACATCACACAGTCATCTTTTGCCTTCACCATCAAACAGCAGAGCTGGAACGAGGACAAGACAGTCCGCTCGGTGGACAAAGTCGGTCGTTTGCTTGACGTTTCGCCAGTGACATATCCAGCTTACCCGCAGGCGTCCGTTATGGCACGCAGCGAGTTCACAGCCCAAAAGGAAGCCGAAGTGGAGGCCAAAGAGGTTCGCGAGGAGCCAGCGGACAACAAGCCGAAACCTGAAATTTCAGAAGTGCGTAACTTGCACAACACAAACACGAAGAATATGACTTTGAAAGATCTCAAAGCCCAACGGAGCGAGTACTACAACGAGTTCGTTGGCATCGGAAACACAGCAGACGCGGATGGCCGCGTAATGACTGAGGCAGAGCAGGAGCGCGCTGCCAAGCTCGACGGCATGATTGGTGACCTTGACGTCAAAATCAAGCACAAAGAGCGGGAGCAGGCAATGGTTGAGCGCATGGCACAAAGCGGAAACGTCAGCACCAGCGAGCAGCGTGAAATCGAGCGGGTTCACGGCGCGTTCTCATTGTCACGTGCAGTTGCACAGGTTGCCAACGGTCGCAACTTGGAAGGCGCAGAAGCTGAGTGGGCACAGGAGGCCACAAAAGAGGCGCGGTCACAAGGCTTGCAGTTGGCTGGACAGATTGCCATCCCTTCAGTTGCTTTGCGTGCGTTGGGTGATGCCGACGAGCACAGTGCGACCACAGGATCAGGCGCTGGAGCAGTTGCAACGAGCGTACCAGCTTCAATCGAGGCTTTGCGCGCACCGACCGTCATCGAGCAACTCGGCACAACTGTCATCCGCAACGCAACGGGCAACTTGCAGTTCCCACGGATTGCTACGAAGGCCAGCGGAACAGGAGAAGGCGAAGCCGATGCAAACGCAGCTTCTGGGCTCGACATGGACAGCGTGACTATGACGCCAGAGCGTGTCAGCGCAAAGACCACGTACACCAAGCAGCTCATCCTTCAGGGAGGCGCTGAAATCGACCGCCTCATCTCAAACGACTTGAGCGCAGCGATGAACGCTTTTGTCGATGACCGCGCTTTCGACTTGATTCTTGCCGACACCGACGTTGATGTGTTCAACTCAGCCGACGACGCGCTCGACGCGGCAATGGTTTACGCAATGGAAGCCGCTGTTTTGGCAGCAGGTGGAAACTTGGCAAACGCTGCCTACGTCATGTCTCCAAAGGCATACGAGCTGAGCAAGTCAGAGGCAGCAGTTGCATCCGTTTCTGCATTGTGGGAGAACGGTTTGTTCAACAACTACCGAGCAGTTGCCACGCCTTACCTCGTCAACTCAGTGCTTGACGCAACAGGCGCAGGTGGAAACATGATTTTCGGAAACTTTACGCAGGGCTTGATTCTCGCTTACTTCGGCGGACTCGACCTGTTGGTTGACCCATACAGCGGTGCAGGCAACGCGCAAATCACTTTGCACGTCAACCGATTCTTCGATGTTGCGATTCGCCAGCCCGGCGCGTTCTCTCGGAGCACGAAGTTGACCTAATAGATTCATCTTGTCAGGTAGGAAAAGGGTGGGAGTTTCGGCTCCTGCCCTTTTCGTATTTTAGCCGTATGGCAACCATCGAAATAACAGGCACGCCCGACCTTGACGCGGTTATTTCCGTGGCAGACCTCAAGGCGCATTTGCGCGTCGACCACAGCGACGAAGACACCCTCATCGAAGCATACCGAGACGCGGCAATTAAGTGGGTAGAGGATTATTGCAACACCCGCCTCGGCGACGTCACGGCGGTGATGTACATGGACGCGTTCTTTACCCGATCCATTCCAGTCGGCCCCGTGAGCGCCATCAGCTCCGTGACCTACCTCGACCAAAGCGGAGACAGCCAAACCCTCGACACGTCGTACTGGTGGGCAGACATCAAGCGCCAGCCCGCACGCATCACATTTGACGGCCCGCCCGACTTGTTTGACGACACGTACAACGCAGTTCAAGTCAACATGACCATCGGCTACGCTGAAGCCAGCATTCCCAAACCAATCATTCACGCCATTCGGCTCATGGTCGGGCACCTCTACGAGTCGCGGCAAGCGGTTGCCTACGCGCAGAGTTACGAGCTGCCGATGGGCTTGCATTCCATCCTCTCACCTTATCGAATTGTCGGATGATTATCGGAAAGAGCGACCGACGCATAACAATCGAGCGGGCTACCGAGACGACCAACGACTACGGCGAGAAGGTGGCGACGTGGGCGACGCTGATAACTGTGTGGGCGGAACTGCAAAAGACAAGCGGCGCAAAAGAGTCAATTGCAAGCAGGCAAGACACAGCCACGAAGCAGCTGGTTTTTAAGATTCGCAGCAGCACAGACAGCCGCGCCGTGACCACGAAAGACCGCCTTGTTTACGACGGCAAGTATTTTGACATCACAGGCATTGAAGAGCAGGGCCGCAATGACCAGCTGCTGATTATGTGCCAGCTTAATGACACGACCTATGGAAGTTGATTTCAGCCTCGACAAAAGCACAGTCAAGTTCCTCAAGAATATCAAAAAATTTCAAAAGGAGCTGGGCAACGAGCGGACAGTCAAGCGCATCCACCGCAAGGCTGGCAAGAAGATTGAGGACGCGATGGAGGCGAACATCAAAGACAGCCGAGAAGAGATTTGGATTGCAGGACGAAGCCGCCCGGTCGTGCCGGGTCAGTACAAAGATTCGGTGAAGGTGTGGTTGATTGAGCGCGGCGGCACGAGCTACTTTGCAGGGCCGCAAACAGGTCGAAAGGCAAAGGCAACAGCGGACGCATGGTTTCAGACGTTCGTTGAATCAGGCGACACGTACCTCGCGCAGCAGTACGGCGGCACTGGCGGTAACAGGAACATCGGCGCAATCGAAAGGGCAAAGCGCAAGTCCATCGGCCCAGCTTTGCGGCAGATGAAAAAGGACTACGAGAAAGCAATTGCACGAGCGGCAAACGCAGCATCTAAAGGAAAGTAATGAACGCAGGAAAAGCCATCTACTATTTGCTCGCTAATAACGCGGGCGTCAGCGCCATCACGACGCGCATCTATCCGGAGTATGCGCCGCAAGATGCCGATGCGCCGTTCATTGTTTATAGGCTTACCAGCGTCGACCCAGACGACACGCACGACGGGCCTGCGGTCATCGATGAGGTGCGCATTGAAGTCATTTGCGTATCTGACAGCTATGACCAAGCCGCAGACATGGGCAGCGTGGCCCGCGTTGCTCTTGACAGAGTGTACGGCACATACAACACAGTCAACGTCGAAAGCATTCAGTTCGATGACGTTGCTGTCTCAGTTCGCGACCAGCCACGGCAGTACGGCCAAGAGCTCACGTTCATCGTCCGAGTCAAACGCGACGACGTGCAAATCGCCACGGGCTCACCCATCGAAGCGCTGAACTTGTGGCGGCTTGCCGATGTCGATGATGAGATTGTCAACGCCATCGACCGCCAAGCACTTGTTTACGATGAGGCATCTAACCAATGGATAGCCGACGGCGTGGGGCAGGTGGTTATCCCGGTCCGCAATTCGTACCGAGACGACGCGCTGACAGTGGGACAGGTCGTCAAAGCAGTCGGCGCACAGGGCGACCGCATCAAGGTGGAGTTGTTCGACCCGGCAGTAGACGACAGCAAGACACTCGTCGGAGTCATCAGCGAGCAGATAGCAGGCGGGGCCGATGGTCATGCGCAGGTATACGGCGAGCTTCGCAACATCAATACGGACGCCTTCGAAGTCGGCAACATCCTCTACCCGCAAAGCAACGGCAGCCTCAACACTACAGAGAACCAATACCCCATCGGCATCGTCACCCGCAAGCAGGTCAACACCGGGCGGCTGTTTATCCGCTTGTGGGCACCGGGCAAAGGCTACCATCAGCGATACCGCACCGAGGCGCTGTCTGAGATGTTTGTCGGCGTAGGCGCAACGGTTGAACTTTACTACACAGCGACAGCCGACGGCGATGGATACGTTACGCAAGACCTCACCGCAGCAGTGGGTGACGGCAATGTCGAGGAGCGCGTCTTGTACTACAAGGCCGGAGCATTCGGCGACAGCGGCACGACAGTTGGCTACACGAACGCGGGACTTGCCACAGATGCCACTTACGCGGAGATGCTTACGGCGTTCAACAACTTGCTTAAGACAGAGGGCGCACCAATAACCATCTACGCGACACGCACGGAGGTATCAGGA